AAAAAACCGCCCAACCTCGAATGAGGTGGGCGGTTAAAAAATTATTTACCCTATTACCAAAAAGCATTATTGCTTTTTGTGATGGTGTAATGTTAGCTAAATAAATAATTTTTTTATGAAAGGGAGGTTGCTAGATTTACATGGGCAACCAGTCCATGCCTAAGGGGATTTTATAGGATTTGTTTTCTCTTGTTTCGATTCTTCATCTTATCAGTTGAAGTTGTTTGATTCTTGATATCTGAAAAAGAAACAGAGCGTGGTAACCCCAGGAATTCATCTTTAAAAATCGTATAATGATTCCGTCTGTCAATCTCACAAGCAATATCAAATTCACCCATTGAATCAAATAATGCTGTGTGTGGCTCATTCCAGTAAAAATCATCTTTCATATATCGAATCATGGTTTCTACATTATAGCCGATTGATTTTCCTGATTTAGAGCGTAACCTCTTTTTGATATCATCAGGGCATCTATCAACGAATCGAAAAAAGTCCCGATTGATTATCATATTAAAAGCATAATCCATTAGACAAAATTTCGGAGTGCGAACAGTAGATAATAACGAATTATGAAATATTCGCCTGTTCGTAATATCGATTGCCGATGAATCAAACCCCCAATTATAAGAGCCGATTCCGTCTGATACGCTGGCATCAAATAAGAATTGCTCTCTTATATGTTCCCAAGGTTTCACCAGTTCAGGATTTGCAAAGGCTCTCTCTTGGATTCGAGTTGCTCTCGAATCATTTTTCCAGAATCGCCTTGCACCGCCTTTGTCCAGATAAGAATGTTGCCAATATTCCAAAGGCAAAAATTCTTGAACATAAAATTCCCTGTATATCCTTGGAGATTCAGGGGAACGAATGTCCCCCCTTGTCCAACCAATATGATATATCAGTTTATTGTATAGCGATTTGAAGTGAGTTTCGGTATCGAGTACCAATGCAATAAATCTTTCTTTTGCTCTCGGTGACATTACAGCACCCCCTTATTCATCTCGTAAAATGTCCAAGTAGGTTTAATGGTTTCCGCCATCTCTTTATATATTGGATATAAATGCCCAATATTTTTAACCTCTCTGTCACCCATGCAAAATCGCTCGATTGCATAATGCAATTTTGCTCGCTCTCTTTCGCCCTTACCTTCCGCAACAGCATCTCGTAAGTTCGCCATTTTGAGGATTATTTCCTCTATCTCATAAGTTTTAAAATCATGAGTGTAAATTGTCGATAACATAGTTATCCCCTTAAAAAATGGGGGGTTGATTCGGCAACCCCCCTCACCGATTAAGATAAAAGAATGTTCATACCTATGAGAATCAATCCCATTGTGTTCCCAATGATATAAACAATTTCTCTTTTTCTTTTTGAATGTAAAGCATTAACAGTATCTAAAGAAGAACCCAGATTATTTTGATATTTAATCTTGGTGAGTTTATAAACCCTGTTATCTTCTTTAAAGAAAGATAATGCTGTTACCTGATAGCATAACAACCCAAGCCATAGAGCAACCCAGTATGTCATCATCGAGTAACCAAGTAATGCCAACCCTGATGAGCCTTGCACCAAGACCAAACCAACATATCTTAGTTTAAGATTAGCGTTAACCTGATTAAGTGATTGTTGCTCAATGTTTGAGATTGTTTGTGCTTTCGCCCTTGCCTTGTGCTTTCTGTGCAGTTCAGCTTTTGTGGCGAGTCTGTTTTTAAATCTTTTCATAATAATCCCCTATGAAAAATTGGCGGTTAAGAATGGGCAACCGCCACCGCCCAAGTTATGAGTTTATGAATAAATCAATCCACCCAGTAAAAGCAATAAATCCGCATAGTGTTCCGTATGCCAAGCATACATTACCATGGAATGTTGTGTTCAAGTGTCTTTGCCTTCTTGATGTTTGAGTAAGCTCAATTCCAACAGGTATGAGTAATATTCCGAATGTTGCAATAGTGTAGATAATAATTAATGAGATGTTCATGTTAATCCCCTAAAAAAAAATGGGGGTTGGAATGGCAACCCCCTCACCAATTATTTCAAAAGTGAAATAATATTCTGTAGATTAGGAATCGTAACCTTATTGAACAGATTATCTTGATTCCAATCAATCCCCTTCGCATCGGATAGTTCAATAACCTCTCGAACATATTCCTTTTTTGTTTTGCGTTTGGGTTTAGTGTTTGTATCAGTCATGATATAAACCCCTTTAGTATGCAACCAACATAAACGCCTGATTGCGTGGCGTGTGTTTAAAATTCGTAACCGCTAGATAGTTCATAATCCGCTAGTCCCCCGAATTTAAGGGCAACCGATTCCAATTGTTTGGGATTCCCTTTGAGTGTGTATCGCGTTACGGCTTTCGCGTGCGCCCTTGGTTTCGCAAGGGGGGATTCGTTCTCATGTGTGCGGTTTCAATGCCAATCCCTATATGTCCATATTACAGAGATTATTAAATGAAAGCAAAATCTTCGGCTGTTTATAGATGAATAATTCGGCTGTCCTGAACCCTTTATATATAAAGGGTTGCAACGGCTGTTATTATTCTTCGGCTGAAGATAATTAAAATCTGCCCAAAAATATCCGACATTTGCGCAAATGGTTTGCGCAAATCTGAAAAGTTTTGCGTGTGTTTTAAAAATAAAAAATTCGTTCAGAAATACTGTAGGGCTGTATCCCTTATGTGCCAAGGGTTCCAGCAAAGTCAAGTTATTTCGAAATTATTTTTTCGATAGTGCTTGACAGGGCGGTTGACAGACCCAAAATTTTTTATATCTCTGGACACCCCAACACGCGCAACTTAGGATTTTTGGAGAAACTAAAAAGACTTACTTGAATTCGTCATAATGACACTCTTCGAAAAAAATTTTTCAAAAACCTACCAAAAAATATATCTTGACAACTACCTCTGATTTTGATATAATAATCCCATGAGTAAGAAAATCGTAACAAAAATGAGTCCCGAAGGACTAGAGATCGCAAACAGTTATCTGCAACACGGAAGTATTCCTGCTGCAGCAAATGCGCTTGCGGTCACAGAAGATACTGTTAGTGAAGCCTTAAATAAACGAGAAATAAAACAATACATCGACACCGTTTATTTAGATACTGGATACAGAAATCGTTTTAAATTATCTGAAACCTTAGACTTATTGATAGATAAGAAACTAGAGGAAGCTGATGAGACAGAGATTTATACGAACAAAGACATGGCAGATTTGCTAGCCCTAGCTCATAAAATGAGAATGGAAGAGATGAAAGCTCAAACGGAACTTGAGAAGGCCAGAGCAGGTACTATAAAAAATCAAGTTAATATTCAAGACAACTCTGGTGTACCATTTGGACAAGGTAACTACGGTCAATTATTGAAGAAGCTACTTAAGGAGCCGTAACATGGAAGTGTTTGCTCTGATAGGAGAGGTAGGAGCCCCAATAGCGGTAGCCCTTGCGGCTGGCGTTTTTGTTTTTATAATAATGAAACAACTTATGGGCGGGGTAGTAGGACAAGTAAAAACTCTTGAAGGTTTCTGCAATAGTTTAATTACTAGAGTTAAAACAATGAACAATGATATGATAAAGCTAGACACAAGTGTTAGCGCAGCCCTAGAGCTTACTCCAGATTTAGAAAGATTAGCCAGAGCAGAGAACTTTATAGAAACAGGAACACTTGATGCAAGGCGTGATTAATGCAGTACAGCAATATGGGTTTCCTATTGTTGCTATGGTTGGACTAGGTTATTTTGTTTACTTTGTATGGACAACTATTACCAAGGTCATCAACCCCGCTATAAAGGATATGCAAATTACTTTAATAAAACTTATTGATCAAATAAGAATGCTCGATAACGATATGATTCGTTTACAGCAAAAGGTAAACACAGTTTTACAGATGAAAGAAAATGAGAAGAAGAAGGATAAGTAGATGGGCTCTGTTAATAATAATTGTACCACTAATTATAAATATGTCAGATGCAGACGAACTCGTACACAGTTTCAAAAATCCGTCCTTTAGTGGGATAGGTAGCTCTGCTCATTATTTAACTGTAGAAAACCAAGAAAAATCCAGACGAGATGAGATACAAGACGATATAGAGTCTGCACTTAAAGCAGCTGAACGTGAAGCAGAAAACACAACTCTCGCAAAATTTATCCGTAACCTAGAATCTAGAATATATGCGCAACTGTCGAAGCAGTTAGTGGATAATATGTTTGGAAATGAAGAGTCTGCTACAGTTGGTAGTTTTTCACTTGAAGGCAATGATATAGCATATCAAAAGTCTAATCAATGTGACTTAGATGGTATATGTGAAGATGTTATAATAATGACAATCACAGACTCAGAAGGGAGCACAACAACACTTACCATTCCAGTAGGTACTGGGGGTTTCTAATGAAACTGCTGGCTTTATTGCTAGTATTATTTCTTACAGGGTGTGCTAACATACCTATGTATGATGATTCGTGTACTGCAGCTTTGGCAGCAATCTCAGAGTGTAGAGAACCCGCGATAGAAGTAAAACTTCCTACTCATGTGCAACTAAAAAAGATACCACCTGCAAAAGACAAGATAGTGGTAGCAGTATATGAGTTTCAAGATCTTACAGGACAAAGAAAGAGTAAAGATAATATAGCGAGTTTTAGTACTGCAGTTACACAGGGTGGAACAGAGATGCTAATTGATGCACTAAAGACTGCTGGTGGCAATACTTGGTTTAGGGTGGTAGAAAGAGCAGGCATAGATAATCTAGTAAGAGAAAGACAAATTATAAGAAGCACTCGTGAAGAACACGATGAAGACAAAGGAATTCAACCACTACTATTTGCAGGTATAATTATAGAGGGTGGTATTATAGGTTACGATTCAAATATAGAATCTGGTGGGCGAGGTGCAAGATATCTCGGGATTGGAAGAACTTCCAAGTATAGACGAGATGCCGTAACAGTAAGTTTAAGGGGAGTCAGTACATTGACTGGAGAAGTTTTACTAAATGTACAGGCAAAGAAAACAATTTTTTCATATGGAACTGGTTTTGATGTATTTAAGTTTGTAGACATGGATACAGAACTTGTTGAATATGAAGATGGTGTTGCAAGGAATGAAAGTGTTACTTATGCAACGCGAGCAGCGATAGAGGCTGCAGTGGTCGCACTCATAGAACAAGGCGACGCAAGGGGCTTTTGGACGATTCAAAGGTCGGGAGAAAATAGTGAAGAAAAGGGCAAATGATACAGGTCTGTTAGTAGTTGGGTGGTTAATATTAGCTTCCTTCCTATCAGGCACAGTAAAAGCGCAAACAGCTACGGATAATGAAATATTTATTCAACAAGTAGGTGATACTTTAGCACTTACAATTGATCAAGTTGGTTATGGTAACAAGTTTGGAGGAACTATCAATAGCGGGGTAGTAGCTAGTGATATGCTCATTACAGGTTCAGCTATAACTTTTAATCTAGATCAAATTGGTAATAGTAACCAATTATTTGGACCAATCACTTTGGACTCATCTGCTATAGACATGGTATTTACAGGAAGTAGTAACATATTCGACTGGGCTGCGGGTGCAACAGGATCGGCAGACAGTTTAGACCTAGATTTAACTGTAACAGGTGATTCAAACACATGGGATTTTGATTTAGGTGGTGCTGCAACTGCGGAAAGCTTAAATTACGATTTAACACTTATTGGTGGCACTAACGTATTTAACACAGATATTGATTATGATAATGTTAAGTGGGAGTTTGAAATAACTGGTGACGGTAACAATATTTGGACAATTCAGAAAGAAGATAACCAATCTATGATTTGGGATTTTGAAGGAGATGATGCAGATATAGATATTACTCAAATGGACGAAGATCAACTTCTTACTGTAGCATGGGACGGTGATGATGCAGACATAGATATTATACAAAAATCAGGCACTTGTCCTACAGGAGTTAACTCTTGTTCAGGTGTGATAAATATAGATATAGACTCAGAAAATGCAACTGTTACAATTAATCAGAAAGATACTACTGATTAGTAGTTTATCTACTACGGTACTTGCTGATTCTATTGGGGATATAATTGAACAAACAGGGCTAACTGCTCTGACTAGGAATCAGCAAGAGATCGAAGCATTTGTAGATCAAGAAATACTACTATACGATTTACTCAATACAGGAAATGGAAGACTTGCTGTTGAGTTCTTAGATCAATCAAACCTTCGACTAACAGAACACAGCAGAGTACTAATAGATGAAGTAATTTACGATCCAAACCCTGACAAATCTAAGATGGTTATGAGATTTGCAATGGGAACAGCTAGATTTACTTCAGGTAAACTTGGCAACATGAACAAAGCCAACATTAATATTAGTACTCCTACTGCACAAATTGGTATTCGTGGAACAGATTTTACAAGTACTGTAGATGAGTTAGGCAGATCACTTGTTATGTTACTTCCTGATGAGAATGGAGATTCTTCAGGAGAGATTACAGTAACGAATGATGGAGGTACTGTTACTCTGACTGAAGCTTTTCAAGCTACTATGGTATCAACCATATCAACAGCACCAGTAAACCCAGTAACTGTAGATAATATTACAGTTGCTCAAATAGACAACTTATTTATTGTTTCACCTCCAGAAGAAGTTACACAGGCAGTAGAAGAAACAAGAACAGAAAACAGCTCTAGCAATATTCTTACAGCAGACTTTTTAGAATTCAACGAACTAGAGAAAGATTACTTAGAGGAAGACACGGATTGGAGTTTCTCAGAACTAGACATAGATTTACTCGATGTCGATTTTCTACAAGATCTCTTAGCGATTATAGAAGAAGGAGACTTGCTTCAAAGAAAAAAGGGTGGTGGAGGCGCTGCTGCTTTCGAAGGAGTGGACATAATAGGAACAGCACCAGGACTAGATAAAGATACTCAGTATAATACTATAATTGATGAATCAGGACAGATATGGTTTTATAGACAAGTACAAGGAATTATCAGTATCAAGTTACCCATAGAAGCTAATGCTAAGATATTTACTGTAACAGATGAAAGAGAAAGTGTCATCACAGTTGGAGATGGCGAAGCTATCAATATTAGGATATTACAGGTAAACTAATGAACTTATTTAAAATTATGTACTCAATTTTAATATTTTTTATGCTATTACTAGTTGGTAATAATCTTATTGCTGATGATAACCATATTCATGTTGATCAAGTAAGTGGCGGTGATAACTTTAATCTTGCAATAGATCAAGTTGGTCATAGTAACTTAATAAGATTCTCATTCAATCATAATAACAATGAAGTAGATCTTCTTCAGTCAGGAAACAATATGTATATTGGTTATACTGACGATTGGGGGTCTGGTTACAGTTGGGGTGGAGACTTGGACGGTCTAAATAATGAAATGGATATTCGTCAGAAGTGTTCTACTAGTACCTGTAATGATAATGACTTTCAGTTTCATATTTTAGGTGATAACAATACAGTTAAGTTTGGACAAGGATACTCTCTTAATGATAGTGCAACCCCTACATGGAACTATGATAATAATGAACCAGGTGGAAACTTTGTTAGACTAGATATTCATGGTGATAACAATACATTTACTGGAAGTCAAAAGATGGACACAAGCACAATATCACATTCTATTACAGCAAACATATATACAGATGATAATGATGTTTATGTGAGACAAGCACAAAACGGAAATAAAACACTAACTCTTACGATTAGAAACTCTGATGGTAATGATGTATTTGCTAATCAAAGAGACAACGGAGCGCATACAGCAACCATATCATTATTAGGAACACAACCAACAAACTTAGACTTACTTCAAAGAGGAAACACTACACAATCATACTCTTTAACACAAAACTGTATAACTAGTGGTGGTTGTAATATTTCAGTAACACAAGGAAACTAAATGGAAGTAGAAACAAACAGTAGAACATTTTCATGTGATGGTTTAGTAGAGCCAGGTATGGGACACCCTAGAGTATATCTTATAATGGAAGAAAAAGAAGATAAAATTGTATGTCCTTATTGTAGTACGGTTTTTAAACTAAAAAAGTAAATGGACTGTCCTGAAGAAAATATATGTTTTACAGAAGAAGAGTGGTCAAACTTTCTTCTTGAGTATGAGATAGATATTATCAGCGAAGTCGGAATGCCTTCTACTGCTCCTATGGGAGATGCAGAAGCTGCAAGTAATTTTGTATGGGAAGTTCTTTTCTTAACACCTGCAGAACTATTTTATGTTGGAATATCAATGACAGTTCTTGCTACTTATGGTCTCTCCATATACTATGTATTTAAATGGATACAGAAGAAGTTCTCATTAATGCAATGAAAAAGTTAATCAACCCACTCCTGGCACTAGCCTCTATGGCTTTGCTAATATGGAATCCATACCCTTTCAAAGTATTAGAACTTAAAACTTTTGACTGGATAATGTCAACACAAAAAGAAGTTCAAAACGATAATATATTAATTGTAGACTTAGATGAAGAGATAGTAAAAGAGTATCAAGGTTATCCACTACCAAGAAGTTTATATGCAGACTTGATATCACAGACTTATGCAATTCCAGGCATCACAGTACTTATGCCTGATCCAGATATTAGAAATAAAGAAAACGATATTGAATTATCAAGTGTTATGAAATACACACCAACAGTACTAGCTTATGCAGCTTCAGTACAAGCAACAGAAGGTGGGCCTCATGTAGGTACTACTCAAATAGGAGAATCACCAATACCATGGCTGTATCAGTACCCAGGAATTTTACGACAAACACCCGCCCTAGCAGAATCCGCAAAAGGCGTAGGACTAATAACAAGCGCTCCAGAACTAGACGGAGTCGTAAGACGCGTTCCTCTCGCCGTTAGTTCACAAGAAAAGTTATATCCATCTTTCTCCTTAGAAATGCTAAGAGTTGGAGTAGGTGATCCAAGTTATCAAATCAAAGTTATGGAAGCGGGTGTGGAGTGGCTACGAATACCTAACTATCCTACTATCACTACAGATGCAAATGCACGTGTTTGGATAACTTCAAATATTAATTTTTACAGACAAACAGCGAAGGAGTACTTAGAAAATCCATTACAAGGAGCAAACTTTGTTATATTTGGAGTAACTGCAGAGGGTGTTGTAAATCCTGTGCCTACTGCAAAAGGTATGATGTACCCACATGAGGTTCAAGCAAACGTATTGCATCATCTTATTTATGGTACTAGTCCAGTACAACCTATCTGGGCTGAAACTGCAGAGATAGGAGTGGCTTTAGTTTTACTACTAGTTATAATGTTTACAGCAACGCGGGTGTATTTTTCACTTCCAGCACTAGTAGTTTCTCTTTTTATAATATATGTAGCAACTGTATGGAATTTTCTTCAAGGTTTGCTACTTGATATGTCTGGAATCGCTATAGTATCATTTTTATACTGGTCAATAGTAACATTTAGAGCATTTATAGAACAATTTTTTCTACGAAGACAAGTTAAAAAGCAGTTCGGTACTTATTTATCGCCAGACATGGTAAAAATGCTACAAAAAGACCCGTCTCTACTTAAATTAGGTGGTGAAAGAAGAGAAATGACTTTCTTGTTTACTGATATTATGGGATTTACTCCAGTTTCAGAGGCATTTAAGAAGAATGACGATCCAGAAGGCTTAGTAGAGTTGATAAACACATACCTCGACAGCATGACCAAGATAATTTTGAACAATGGTGGAACGATTGATAAGTATATGGGCGACTGTATTATGGCATTTTGGAATGCACCACTAGCTGAGCCGAAGCACGCAGAGCTAGCAGTCAAAAGTGCTATCGAGATAAGAGCAAAAACAGTAGAATTGAATCAACAATTCAAAGATCAAGGACTAGACTTACCACCTATCAATGTTGGTACAGGTGTGAATACTGGTACTTGTATCGTAGGAAACATGGGATCAGAAACTCGATTCGATTATTCCGTGATTGGAGACGCTGTTAACTTAGCAGCAAGATTAGAAGCTACAGCTGGTAGAGGAGACTATGCACAATGGCCTGTAGTATTATCAAGTAGCACTGTAGAGCAGTGCCCTTTTCCTGATCAATTCACGGAAATAGGAGATATCTTAGTAAAAGGGAAGTCAGAACCAATAAAAATATATTCTCCATAAATAATTTTTATGCTACATATGTATATCATAAAAAAATTTTAATAATATTATTTATAAAAAACTTATAACTACCAAGTTGGCAGAATGACCAGAATTTTAGTTTTCTCCAAAAATATACAAAGTTTAAAAAATATTGTAATAACTTAATTAACGACCAAAAGAATAATGACCTTAGGAAAATAGTTCTTGACAAGGATCTTTAATTTTGGTATACTATCATAAATGAATTTCAAAATTCAAAGATCAATTGCAGGGTAAAGGAATGAAGGAAAACATAGATCAGGTAGAACGAAGATTAGCTATTCATGAAGCTCAATGCGAGGAAAGGTGGAAAACCATCTTTAGTCGTATGGCAGATCAAGAAGAACAGCTGAAGCGCATGGAAAATATACTAATTGGCATTGCAGGTGCAGTAATCTGTGGTGGCGCTTCTGTGGTTATTACAATGGTATTGATGCACAATGGTGCATAACGGAGAAAATAATGTTTGAAAAAAACACATATAGCACAAAAGAAATGAAAGTTGAGACTACTAAATCAGCTCCCTCAAAAGATGGAGAAATCTGGAAAGAAGGAAGCGTTTGGAAGTTTAAATGGAAAGGTAGTGAGTGTGGCTACGCTACAAAAGAAGATGCTGAAAAAGGCTTGAAGAAACTCAATGGCGCTTCTAAAAAAGAAGATTAAATCCTTTTGGCTGTGGTTAGTTAACTGGTGGTCTCCTCGTTGGGATCTCGAAGTTAGCTACAACAAAGAGTGGGGTGACTCAGACGATAGAAAGTATTTAGTAAAAAAGTTTCTTATTAAAAAAGAAAAACACCTAAAGTTTGTGACACATGAAAAAGATATAGTAGAAATACAAAGTCCTAATGGATTAAACTATAGGATTACAACGAGATGAAAACAGTTTTAGTACTATATATTATATTAGCTGCATTAGGTTATACAATAAGTGTTCCACCTAGTGAAAGAGAGATAGATATGAAGGATTGTGAAATTTGGAAATATGACGATCCTGAAATATTAGAGTGGTGTTTGGACAACCCTACACCAGAAATTAGAGATATGGAATGAACCAACTACTTATAGGAATAATACTAGTTATGGGTGGCTTAGGCTACTTTATCTATATTGAAAATGAGAATTTAAAAGCTGAGAATGCTGCTTATGTGTTAAGAGATTCAGAGCAGGACGCAGCTATCGCCCAACTACAGGGTGACTTAGAACTTCAAGGTGAAGGACTAAAAGAAATGCAAGCCAGAAATGCAGAAATACAAGGTGAGATGAATCGTTACTTAGACATTTTTAAAAGACACAATCTCACAAACCTAGCCAGAGCAAAACCTGGACTAATTGAACCAAGAGCAAACAAAGCTACAAAGGAGGTATTTGATGGAATTGAAGAAGATAGTCGGAATATTGACAGTCTCGATAATGATATCCAGTTGCAGCCTGCTCCCTAAACAACCACAAGAAGTAAAGGTTGTAACTAAATCTATCGAAAGAAAGATTATTCAACCAATCATGCCTAGGGAGATAGACCTAAAAGAACCATATTGGTACGTAGTTTCTGATAAAAATATTGATGAATTTCTAGCACGAATAGAGAAAGATCAAGGTCAAGTAGTATTTTTTGCGATGTCAGTTCCAGACTATGAACTGATGGCATATAATATGCAAGAGTTAAAAAGATATATAAATGAATTAAAAGAGGTGGTAGTCTACTATAGAAAAGTAACTGTATCACCAGAAAAAGATGACGAATCATAAGAGAAGATTACAGATATGTGAGCGTTGTGAGTATCTAGACAGAAGGATTAAAGTGTGTAAAGTCTGCAAGTGCTTTATGCCACTTAAAGTTAGAGCATCAAGGGCTAAATGCCCAAAGAACTTGTGGGAGAAAAATTATGATGGACAAAATACTGGGAGTCAAAGATTGGATACTGGCTAGATTAGCCGAAAGAACGTCATGGGACGGAGTAACAATCATTGGTGGTAGTGTACTAATTTTAATGGGTGCACCAATCATTGAGATGTTAGCATGGCCCGCCTTAGTTTGGGGTGTGTACACGTTAGTTAAGGAGCAATTATAATGCCTTATCATTACGGAAAACCTAAAAAAGGTAAAAAGAAAAAGCGCGGTAAGAAGCGAAAAAAGATGAAGCATCATGGCTGCTAGGAGAAGAAAAAGAACTACTAGAAGAAAGAAGGCTTCAGCTAAAAAACGAAACATACCTACTAATAAAAAGCTATACGCCAGGGTAAAGGCTGCAACAAAAAGAAAGTTTGCAGTTTATCCTAGTGCCTATGCAAATGCGTGGCTAGTACGAGAGTATAAGAAACGAGGAGGGGGATATCGTCGTGGCTAGGAAAAGAACAACAAGAAAGAAGCTAACAAAAAGACAACAAGCTACCTTAAGAAGACACTCAAAACATCATACAAAAAAACACATGGCGTTTATGAGAACACAGATGAGAAAAGGTAAAACTTTTACTCAAGCACATAAAGCTGCTCAAAGAAAGGTAGGACGATGAAAGGTCGCGGAGGCTTAGGTAAGTGGTTTGGTGAGCGCTGGGTTGACCTTGGGAGACCTAAAAAGGGTGGCGGTTATCACAAATGTGGAAGACGCAAAGCTAAAAAGAGCAGAAAAGGATACCCCAAGTGTGTTCCAGCAGCGAAAGCAGCATCAATGACTAAGGCTCAAATAAAATCAGCTATTCGAAGAAAAAGATCTAAAAAGCAGGGCGTAGGCGGAAAACCAACTAACGTAAAAACTATCGCCAGGCGGGGCAGACGAAAAAGAACAGTTCGTCGCAGGAGAAGATAACATGGCTTTGACAGCAAAACAGAAAAAATTACCAATGGCATTACAAAAAGCAATTCTTGCAAAACAAAAGAAAAATGGCAAGAAGAAAAGCATGAAGAAGAAGAAAAAACGTGCCCGTAAGAAAAGTTAAAGGCGGATATCGTTGGGGTAAGTCTGGAAAGGTTTACAAATCTAAAAAAGCGGCAGAGCGGCAAGGCAGAGCAGTATACGCATCAGGATATGGTAAAAAGAAGAAAAAGACGAGATCCAAGAAAAGGAACAGGTAAAAAACCTAAAGGTTCTGGAAGACGTTTGTACACAGACGAAAATCCAAAAGATACTGTTAGAATTAAGTTTGCTACTGTGAAGAATGCAAGAGCAACTGTACAAAAAGTTAAACGAGTTCGTAAATCCTATGCTAGAAAAATTCAAATACTAACTGTAGGAGAACAACGAGCAAGAGTCATGGGTAAAAAGACAGTAGCCTCTGTATTTAAATCGGCAAAAGCAGGCTTGAGGAGAGCAAGAAATGCGAAGAAGAACAACAAGAAAACGCGGAGGCGCTAGAAGAAAAAAGAAAGATCCTCGACTTAAGAGAGCTGGAGTATCTGGATATAATAAACCTAAGCGCACGCCTAGTCACAGAACCAAGTCACATATAGTTGTGGCAAAAGTTGGAAAGAAAATTAAAACAATTCGTTTTGGACAACAAGGAGCAAAAACTGCAGGTAAACCTAGAAAAGGAGAATCTCGCAGAATCACAATGAAACGTAAGAGTTTTAAAGCAAGACACCGTAGAAATATTGCGAAAGGCAGAATGTCTGCCGCATATTGGGCGGATAAAGTAAAATGGTAAGGTACTTAGCTTTAGCACTGCTAATAGTAGCAATAGCTTTTTGTGAGCCTACTTCTGCAAGTCCTTACAAAGACGTAAAAAATTACGTAGGAGATAATAATGTCACTAAAATTTTTAGGATCGGAAGCAGCGTGCGGAACAAGTGTAGGGGCAGCCTCTACTTTTCAAAATGCTATGGACGTCAGACTAGTAAACGATGGTTCTACCAATAGGTTAGTTACTGTTGCTAATTCTGCTGACACAACATTAGCAACATTTACGCTAGCAGCTGGAGAAGTATCTATAATTAGAAAAAATCCTGATGATCAAATTTTTGCAGCGAACGCTGAGGTTAAAGGCGCTCCTGTAGTTACGGAAAACTAATGGAACCAATTGTAGAGAATGGTGTATGGCTTGATGAGCTTGCTGCTTTATGTATTACTACTTTGAGTAAAATAAATAGTAAACAACATCAAGCGGGAGAACTTAGTCAGAATGATTCAGTACTTAGAGAAATATGTCTTGGGTATTTGTATATGCTGACTGTATGTAATGAGGAAGGAGTAATTCCTGAATCAATTCTATCAAATAACTTAAATAAAAATATAACAATACACTAATGTTAGATATAAGTAGGAAAGATATACTACGAGATAGTATAATGGACTTTGATGCAGCTTCACGTTTCATCAAGTTGCCTATATCTGAATACTTAAACCTTTTAGGTACTACACCAAACTCAGCTCAGGTAGCATTAATCAATGCTATTAACAACCCAAAGTATAGATTTGTATGTGCCGCTCTTTCTAGACGGCAGGGAAAAACTTATATAACTAATGTCATCGGACAGCTAGTTTCACTCGTGCCAAACTCTCACATTTTAATAATGTCACCAAACTATGCTTTATCTCAAATATCATTTGATTTACAAAGACAACTAATTAAACACTTTGATCTAGAGGTTGTAAGAGATAACGCAAAAGACAAAGTAATAGAACTATCTAATGGTTCTACAATTAGAATGGGGTCTGTTAATCAAGTAGATTCTACTGTTGGTAGGTCATACGACTTGATTATATTCGATGAGGCTGCATTGGCAGACGGCAAAGACGCTTTCAATGTAGCCTTACGTCCCACCCTAGATAAAGAACTAAGTAAAGCAGTATTTATTTCTACTCCTCGAGGTAGAAACAACTGGTTTGCAGACTTTTATCATAGAGGGTATAGTGATGAGTTTAAAGACTGGTGTGCAATTAGAGCCACATATCATGAAAATCCAAGAGTATCAGAAGAAGATATAGCAGAAGCTAAGAAAGCAATGTCTTCAGCAGAATTTGCTCAAGAGTATCTTGCTGACTTTAATACTTATGAAGGTCAGATTTGGGACTTTAACTTTGAAACTTGTGTACAAGACTTATCTAAGTTAGATACTAGCAAAATGGACGTGTTTGCGGGTCTTGATGTGGGGTACAAAGATCCAACAGCTTTATGTGTTATAGCTTATGATTGGGACGAACAAAAATTTTATCTTGTAGATGAATACTTAGATGCAGAAAGAACTACTGAACAGCATGCTGCTGAAATAAGAAAAAGAATCACTAAATATAATATTGACTGGATTTATATAGATTCAGCGGCACAGCAAACTCGTTATGACTTTGCACAAAATTATGATATTTCAACTATAAATGCTAAAAAGTCTGTGCTAGATGGTATAGGTCAGGTAGCAGGAATTATAGATAACGATTTACTACTAATAGATCAAAAATGCAGACATACTCTCGAAGCAGTTGACCAGTATCAATGGGACAATAATCCAAACTTAATGAAAGAACGACCTAAACACAATATGGCAAGCCACATGTCAGATGCGCTTAGATATGCGCTGTATACCTTTGAGACAACTGCCAGTACATTTTAACCATTAGACCTACCAAAAAATTATTCTTGACAACAAGGTAAATTTTTGGTATAATTTTTAATAAATAGGAAATTATGAATTTAAAAAGAGATTTAGTCAAGTACGTCAGAGACAAAGCGAAATCAGGTTATAAAAAAGAGACTGAATGCTACATCTGTGGAGACACAGAGAGACTGGAGTTTCACCACTTCTTTGGAATGACTGAGTTGCTAGAAACTTGGTTAAAAGCACATAAAATAACAATAAATTCAGCCGACGAAATAATGAATGTTCGGGAAACTTTTATTGCAGAACACATAAATGAAATTTATCATGAAGCTGCTACACTATGCAAATCCCATCATATGCGGCTACACAGTATTTACGGCAAACGACCAAAGCTCGCAACTGCCGCAAAACAAAAGCGATGGGTAGATAAACAGAGGATAAAAAATGGCATGGTATGACAGACTTTTAGGCAGAACTACAGATACGGAGGAGAAGTTAAATCCTGCGCAGTCGTATATAGCTTTAGAAGAAGGATTAACACTAGACACTCGTGAGAAGAAAGATAATTATCGATCAGCTTACGAAGAGTTAGAAGTAGTTAACCGTTCTGTTAATATGATAGTAGATGATGTTTCAGAAATATCATTTCAAGTTGGAGAAAAAATAAGAGGTCTAACACCTATCAAAGATGCGGTAAGAAGAAGCCGTGTAGATTTAATACTAAATAAAGAACCTAACCCTTTTCAAGATGTTAGTAGCTTTAAAAGAAACTTAATCATTGATTTACTAATAGATGGAAATATTTTTGTATACTATGATGGTGTGCATCTTTATCAACTGCCAGCAAATAATGTAACTATACACAGCGATACGGCTACTTACATAGAAAAATTCGAATATGATGGACACATAGATTACGCCCCTAGAGAAATAATACATATTAAAGAAAACTCATTTAATTCAATCTATAGGGGCGTTCCAAGATTAAAACCAGCTTACAGAACAATGTTCTTGTTAGATAACATGAGGAAGTTTCAAGATAACTTCTTTAAAAATGGAGCTGTTCCAGGATTAGTACTAAAGAGTCCAAACACTCTTTCTGAGAGAATAAAAGAAAGAATGCTGCAGGCTTGGCAAACTAGATATAATCCTAAAAATGGAGGCAAGAGGCCTCTAATACTAGATGGTGGATTAGAGGTTGATGCTTTAACAAAAATTAACTTTAAAGAGCTAGACTTCCAATCTTCAATTACAGCAAATGAAAAAATAATTTTAGAAGCAATGGGTGTACCACCTATACTTCTTGATGGAGGTAATAATGCAAACATTAGACCTAACCATCGACTTTACTACTTGGAAACAGTACTTCCAATAGTTAAAAAAGTAAGTTATGCCTTTGAAAGATATTTCGGATATAAACTAATACCAGATGTTACTGATATTCCTGCTCTGCAACCAGAACTAAGAGATCAAGCATCATACTATCAAACATTAGTTAATTCAGGTATAATGACTCCAAACGAAGCTAGAGACTCTTTAAACTTGCCACCTATTGAAGGTAA